GCTTTGCGAGGAAACGCGCCTGATTAAAATTTGTGACCCCGCCTAAATTTATCGTTTTTCTGAGCGGAACCTCTTTATCTTCTGACAAATACGAATTATAAAGCGTACCAATATCACTATCACCATCTTCATTTTCGTCATGATTTGCCGCTGGCCAAGAAACTTCGTCCTCTTTCCAAGATAAATTTGGATTGACAAATTTTGCTGTGACTTGGTTCGTGCGTTCATTCTTGGAATTCCCAAATATTGAAATTCCGCCAAGTATATGTTTTTCTTCAAATGCAAAAGCGGCGGTTCCCGAAAATTCATCATCAATATGGAGATAGTATTTTCCATCAATCCAGTGAAGCCGACCATTACAGGTTGCTAAAATCCGTTTTATATTCGTCATCAAAGACGCAAGTGGGTCAAGAATAATATTCGCCGCATATTGTTTAACTGCCGGAGAGGTCGAATTTGTATCTGCGCAAATTGTGGATGCAGTTGCGAAAGATGTTGTATCAATCTGTGCAGCAGTTAAGCCTGCGCCATATCTTGAATTGGTCAAATACTCATAAAGCACCCACGCCGGATCATCGGAATCTTTCGATACAGAGGAATTGTCTGTGATTGCTTTCCCTGTCATTTCAAACAGAATTTCCGGCAATGCTTCAAAAAACGGTTCTTCCTCAAATTTATTTGCATCGACTCGTTTTTCTGCATCATAAACAAAGTTAACTGAATGAAATGCAATGCCTTTACAAGCATGTGATGAAGTCCATGCGGCACCGCCATCGTGATTTGTACCTGTATCTGAACCTAAATAAATGTTTGAATCTATGTGACGTTCCGCTTCAGTTGCATTGTAGTATTTACTGCTTGTGTATGAAACTTTATTAACGTACATTGTCCAAGCCTGTTGAACACCTTCTGCAAGTGCATATTTACGATATAAGATATTATTATCTGCTGATACTTCTTGATAAAATAAAATTCCGCCTGTTCTCCGAGTACCATAGATTATTGGCAAGCCAAGATTGGTGCCTTGCCTCGGAACTAGCCATTTACCGGAAATAACTCGACGGGAAATAGTTGGCTCTTCGCTCTCCGGTGATTCTTCTCCTCCAGACCCGCCGGGCATCCATCCTTCTGTTCCGTGTAACATAATTACATTGCTCCAAAATTTGGCGATACAACTCCACCTGTTCCATATTCAGGTTGATTAGTGTACGGAATAATGATATTAGTTTCTATGTTTATGTTCGGCTCATCATCAAACGTCGCCGCAGTGTCAGGTTGTTCGTTACCTTCAGGATCATTCTTGAAATCTTCAGGGTCATCTGGATCATGTTCTAAAACAATCGAAATATTTCCCCAATATAGTTTTTTCCCTGCTTGATCTGCAAATTCGAAGCATACATCTTCACTGAAATAATGCTGCTGAGATGAATTGTTTGTACGTCTTCCTTCACGTCGTTCAAAATCTGCCCAGTGATTTGCAACTGAAAAAGCGATTGCACTTGTACCTCTGGAATCACGAATTGACATTCCTTCAATAAATCCGGAGTAAATCGAAAATGAACCTACAACTACATTTAAATTATCGAGAATTGCACGTTTAACTGTTACGGCTCGGTGTAAATGTCCATTGTTCAAAACATCGGAAACAATTGTCTGGTTAACTGCTGAAAATGATAAATTCATTAACCCGATATTCATTCTTGAGCTTTCTTTGACTGCACCAATTGTAGTTAAAAATCCGTTTGCTGAATAAGTGTCTCCACTGTCCGAAATATCACTTGAAAAATCTGTGTAATAATAAGTTGTGTCAAGTTCTAATTTTACAAGATGCGCCATTACAAACGACCCGCTTGCAAGTTGAGTTTTAACTGCTGATGAAAGACCACGCGCCATTACAAAACTTCCTCTAAATCAATTTCAAATGAAAACAATCCGCTTGTATCAGTTGCAAATTCTTGAATACCGCTTGTAAGTGCAACTGTGAACGGAACCGATGAATACGTAATTGCGCTGTTATCCGCTGGTGATGTTATAAGTGCTGGTTCAATAGTGACAGCCGTTGTTCCTCCACTTGCATGAGCAGTTACGTCTGCCACGACTGTATAAACCTTGTCATGGTTTGCAAATTTTAAATAATCGCCAGCTTTGAAAATAACAATGTCATTATTCCATCCATCTGTATCAACATTTCTACCAGTTTGGCTCGCGCCTTTTACCAAAGGCGTCCCTGCCGGTGAACCAAGACCTGTTGACAAAACTGGAAGAATTAAAGAAAACGATTCATACTGACCACGTTGCTTAATTATAAAAGCGTTAATCGGTTGAAATTCTGCTCTGGTCATTGGAGGAAACGAAGCAGTCATCCTGAAGAATTGACCACCGATTTGCCTTGCTTGTCGGCGTCCCGAAATTGTTCTTGAAATAAAAGTCGGCTGAATTGACTGCACATTTAAAGAATTAAAAGCAGGGCTTGTTGGGAAAGTTCCACTCATAAAATACCCCTCCTTCCGCGTTCGTGCATTGCCCTGTTTATCATGCCAACAATCATTCCTCGACGTGCCTGGAGAAGTTGATCGAATCCGGCCGCATCGTTTGCTCGTATATTGAAATTGATATTCACCGGGCCGCCAATTTGGTTATTTGGTGTGATATTTCCGCTTTGCCCTTTACCCATTGTCAACAATTCAGGCCCGCGTTCGCCGACTAAATAAGAACGGCCACCCGAAACCGGCCCGCCCAGCTCGCGCGCCTGATAGCTTTGGCTTTTGATTCTCGCGACATTGGCCATTCCGAGTGCTGTAATTGTTGCAGCAAAGCCTATGCCTACCCACGGGGGGAAAATCTTTAGTGCGGACACCGCGGCGGTATGTGTATTCATTATCGTTTCCGCAATGCTTAAAGCCTGCGATGCCTGGAACCAGCTTTTGTTAAAACCTTTCATACTATGAATCATAGAGGACGCGGCTGCGGCAGCATTTTCAATTCGTTCATCATTGTTTTCACTTTCAATTTTGGCAAGAGCTTCAGCATCGTCTTTCATTTTCTGAACAGATGCAGAATAAGTTATTTGCATTTCCCTGATTCCTTCGCGCGCCTGACCGTAAAGCATACGTTGTTCAGCTAATTTGTCATTCTGATATCCAGTCTCATTTGTCTGAATTGCCATTATCGCGTTCTGTTCTTCCTGTGCAATTGTCTGTTCTTTAATAATCGCAACAACTCCTTCTCTTGCTTTTTCGAGTGCAATAAGGCTTTCTAATTGCAAGCGTTGTTTTTGTCCAATTGCAAGTAAATCGGATTGTGTAACGATGCGCTCATTCTCAACATCTTTAATTTTTCCAATTATTGGAATAATCTTTTTAGGAATTTCCGCAAGTCGTTCCTCAACCGCCGCCCGCCGCAATACTAAACCTGCAATTTCTGTCTGGTATCCTGCAAGTTCTGCATGTCTTGCATTAAGCGTGTTCATGACAACATTACTGCCCTCAATCGTTTTTTGCATGTCAAAGGCTTTTTTCTGCCATTCTGAAATTTGCAAATTAACTTCTTTTAAATCGCGTGTCAGTTTTTCAGCTCCAAGACCAGCAAGCGGATCAATGCCAAGCAACCCCATCAAACTACTTGTAACTTTTAAAATCGCCGGTGATAAATCCGAAAGCAAGCGCGTTGTCATTGCGCCAAATGTTTTACTGAGCCGATTCATTGCATCGTTTGCCTGCTCTGCTTCACGGATAAATTTATCCTCAATTATTCCGCCGGTTGCAACGAGCTGTTCGCGTAAATCGTTCAGAGAAACGGCACCTTGCTGCAGCATATTGACCATTTTCACCCCAACCCTGCCAAACAGTGCCATTCCGGTTGATATTTTTTCAGTGGGATCGGCCATTGCTTTCATCTTATCTGCAACTTCTGAAAGCAATGCTCCAGTGCCTTTCATATTACCATTTGAATCACGGAGCGAAATATTCATTGACTTGAAAAAACGGCAAGGCTGTCCCGATCCCCATACCTGCGTCGCCAATCCTGCGCGCGAATCCTTCCAG